TGCTTTTCCAGTAAAACTTCCAAAAGAATTTAATCTCCATAAGTATGTTGATTATGATAGCCAATTTGATAAATCATTTTTAGAACCTTTACGATTCATTGTTAAATCAATCGGATGGAATTTTGAGAAACAAGCAACATTAGATATGTTTTTTTAGATATGACAGAAAACTACGATAAAACACTATATAATCGTCTTTTAAACGCTGCTAGCGATGATAAACTACCTTTATTAGACAACAAGTCATTTGAATTACTGAACGCAACCTACGGCAAAGAAGAAATGCGATTGACTCTTGCTGAATATATTGCGACAGAAAGACCTGTATTTCCACTTAAAGAAATATCTAAAAATAGAATGAGAGAATGTTTTTATAACTTGCAAAAGTTTAATACGAGCACCATTTGTACTCCAAAAGAACAAATAGAAAAAGAAGTGTTTGAGAAATATGATGACTACAAGTTCAGTTTTGACAAATACGGAATCGGACTTATTAATGGACCGAGCTCCTTTAATGATGTAAGTAATTATTTTCACCAAGATTTACGATTAGCGTGTGGGAGTTATGGGTTCAGAGCTCCGAAAGAGGTATGGGAGAACGGGTCTGCAAAAGACATTTGGAAATGCTTAGGCCCAATATGGCGAGGTATAAATGGAGTCCAAAAGAAAGAAATTAAAGAATTAGATGGTACTGCTACTGACAAACTTGTCGGTGGAGTATTGGACTCTAAAAGTTATATTTCGGCATTCCGATTGGGCACTTATATTGCTACTCAATTCAAACCAGTAGTAGCAAAAGCGGTATATGATATGACAAATGCCAAAACAGTTTTGGATACAAGTTGTGGTTGGGGTGATAGACTTGCAGGTTTCTTTGCTTCGGATGCGGAAGAGTATTATGGCTGTGATCCGAATCCGAATACCTATCAACGCTATGTTGAACAAGCATCTGTGTACAATAAGTTCCTCCCAAAACCTAAAAAGGTGACCATATGGAGATGTGGAGCGGAAGATTTACCTTGGGATAAAATTCCAGAAATAGATTGTGCATTTACATCACCACCTTATTTCTCTACAGAAGAATATAATAAGGGTGGTGAATTTGAGGAAGACCAATCGTGGCATAAGTTTAATGAATATGAGAATTGGAGAGATAAGTTTTATTTACCAGTTGCTGAAAATACTATGCAAAGTTTAAGTAATGGTGGTTGGATGTTTGTTAATATTATGGATCCAAAAATTAAGGGGGATAGATATCGTTCAAGTGATGAATTGGTAGATAAGTTTAAAGATTCATTTATGGGTCAAATTGGAATGAGGATTATGCAACGACCACAAGGCCGTAAGATGTATAAAACAAAAGAAGAATTAAATGCCTTTATGGCAAAATATTTTATAGAAAATGTTTGGGTTTTTAGAGGGGTTGATAGTGGAACGGAAGAGTTCAGGCACGATTTTGACTTATTTAGAAATTCGAGAAAGGCAACATTAGATAGTTTTATGTAATATATAAATAGTTATTATTAAATATTTTTATTGACAGGAGGTGGAAAATTTAGTATAATGATAACTATAGAAAAACGATTGAGTCGAGAAAGATATAAGGATGCTAATGATGATTGGGCATGGACTGAAACATATTCCGATGGAATGGAAGGCGGTGACCAAAGAGAAAAGGATTATGCAGACTATATGAAAACAAAAGACGATGGAGTATACGAATATAAAATAACAGTAGAATAATGACAAACTTTTTGAAAGATATAATTAAAGAAACCGGAAATGAATATGCAAGTTTAGTTTCGGAAGGAGTAGAAGCAGGTGATGTTGATTCATTTATTGATACAGGTTCCTATGTGTTTAATGCATTATTGGGAGGCAGTATCTATAATGGAATTCCATCAAACAAGATTACAGCATTAGCAGGTGAAAGTGCAACAGGTAAGACCTTCTTTGTATTAGGAATATGCAAGTATTTTTTGGATAAAAATCCAGAGGGTGGTGTGATATTCTTTGAAAGTGAATCTGCTGTGACCAAAGAATTAATTGAAGATAGAAAGATTGATTCTAAAAGAATGGTGATTATGCCTGTCACCACAGTTCAAGAATTTAGGCACCAAGCAATAACAGTTTTAGACAAATACAATTCACAGGATCCTTCTGATAGAAAACCATTACTATTGTTATTAGATAGTTTAGGTATGTTATCAACCACAAAAGAAATGGAAGATACAGCAGAAGGAAAAGAAACAAGAGATATGACAAGGGCACAAATAGTAAAAGCTGCCTTTAGAGTTTTAACATTAAAATTAGGAAAAGCAAAAGTTCCCCTTATAATAACTAACCACACTTATGATGTTGTTGGCAGTATGTTCCCTAGAAAAGAAATGGGCGGTGGTTCTGGTCTCAAATATGCGGCTAGTTCCATTGTCTATTTGTCCAGACGAAAAGAAAAGGACGGCACAGAAATCATTGGCAACATTATCCATTGCAAGAATTACAAATCCAGATTAACAAGAGAAAATGCATTGGTGGATGTTCGTTTAACTTATGATAAAGGTTTAGATAGATACTATGGTCTATTAGATTTAGCTTTAAAGTATAATATATTTAAACAAGTATCCACTAGAATAGAATTGCCCGATGGTTCAAAGACATTTGGCAAGACCATTAATAATGATCCAGTGAAATATTTTACAAAAGATATCTTGAAACAAATAGATGAAGTTGCTTGTAAAAAAGAATTTAAATACGGAGATGTAATTGAAATACCCCAAAAAACACAAGACGACCAGTCCTAAGCACCGAGAAGATTTTGTCTATGTCGAAAAGCCAGGAGAGGATTTTACAGCAATCAAATTGATTAGTGGTCCATTTGCGAGCATTACATACAAATATGGTAATGTTGCGTTTGCTCCAGAGTCAGAAAAGCAACCTGATGGAACTTTACCAATGAAGTTTGACTATACAGTTATGGAAAACTTAATTGAAGCGGATACAAATAGTCAGGAATTTATTAATCACATTGGTGATGTATTAGTTGTGTTATTGGATGAGAAATTGAAAGAAGATGGAAAGAATAGAACGAACAACACTTAAAAATCTTATCCATAATGATGAGTATGCCAGAAAAGTATTACCTTTTTTGAAAGAGGAATATTTTACGGAGAGATTTGATAAGATTTTATTTAGGGAAATATATCATTTCATTACCAAGTATAATAATCTTCCAACAAAAGAAGCATTATCCATTGAGTTAAACAATAGAAAAGATGTTAATGAAACTGAATATAAAACTATTACAGATATTTTAGGTACATTAAACAAAGAACAGATTGACCAGAAATGGTTAGTAGAAACAACAGAAAAGTTTTGTAAGGATAGAGCAATACATAATGCAATACTTGGAGGTATTCAGATACTTGATGGCAAAGATAAGAGTCATAGTCCAGAATATCTTCCAGAAATGTTATCTCAAGCATTGTCAGTTTCCTTTGACCAGAAGATTGGCCATGATTATCTTACAGAAACAAAAGAACGATATGATTTTTATAGAAGAAAAGAGGAACGATTAGAATTAGATTTAGAATTTTTTAATAAGATAACCAGAGGTGGGATTCCCTCCAAGACTTTGAATATATGTTTGGCAGGAACTGGTGTTGGTAAGACAATGTTTATGACACACCTTGCTTCGTCTATTTTATTGCAAGGCAAGAATGTATTATATATCACATTAGAAATGGCAGAAGAAAGAATTGCTGAACGCATTGACGCCAATCTTTTAAATGTGGGTATGAGTGATTTGGAAGAATTACCGTATCAAATGTATGAAACAAAAATTAATAAGTTACAAAGTAAGACAACAGGTAAGTTAATCATTAAAGAATATCCTACAGCATCAGCACATACAGGACACTTTAAAAATTTACTGAATGAATTAGCATTAAAGAAATCGTTTAAACCAGATATTCTGTTTGTAGATTATTTAAATATCGCTGCTTCTGCTCGATTTAAAGCAGGCGCAAATGTTAATTCATACACATATATTAAAGCGATAGCAGAAGAATTAAGAGGACTTGCAGTTGAATATAACATTCCAGTATTTTCTGCAACACAAACCACAAGGGGCGGTTTTGTTAGTAGTGATGTTGGAATGGAAGATACAGCAGAAAGTTTTGGTTTACCTGCGACAGCAGATTTTATGTTTGCATTAATTTCATCAGAAGATTTAGAACAAAAGAATCAAATATTAATTAAACAATTAAAGAACAGATATAATGACCCAACAGTTAATAGAAAATTTATTGTTGGAGTTGATAGGTCTAAAATGCGATTGTATGATGTTGAACAAAAAGCGCAGGAAGATTTAGTTGATACTGGTCAGGAGGACCAACCATCAACGAGTAACAAATTTAAAAAACTCGGTGAGTTTTCAGATTTTAAAGTATAGAAAGGAGACTAAATGACACAAGGCAAAATTAAATGGTTTGACTCTAAAAAGGGTTATGGATTTATTACACCTGATGATGGAAGCAGAGATGCATTCCTCCATGTTTCGGCATTGCAAAAAGCAGGAAT